GGTTAATACATAGGCCACTGGTCGGCAGACCACCCCAGGGGGCGGGTCGGGCATCGCGTGTGCTGTTGTCTTGTCGCGCCGCCGCGCAGCCGCTGCCCAGGCAAATAGTCGTCCGGCGACTACTCGGTTGCCTGTAATCATTGCGCTTTTTCTTCTTCTTGCGCTGTTTTGCCTGGCGTTATGTCCGTTGCCAGGCTGCTTCGCTCATCTTCCCAGCGGTCAATCAGGCTGCCTAGCTCATCCGGCGTCATCTCTGCCAGGCTTTTGCCGTTTGCCTGGTCGGCTGCTGCCGCGCCCAGGTCGCCCGCTAGTTCGAGCGCCGTCCTGGCTGCTGACACTTTGGCCGCAGCTGGCGCATCGTCATCAATCATTACGTTCCGCAGCGTATCTGCTGCCAGGTTGGCAAGCTCGCCCTGGTAGGTCGTTTGTCTAGCCAGCCGCATAGCAGCTGAGACGACTGGATTCCTGGTTAAAGTATAAGCCGACTGTTTCGGATGAGCATAGCCAGCCAGGCGAGCCGCTTCCGTGGCGTTTTTATTCTCTTTGACCATGTAATGCACAAAGTCTTGTTGCTGTTCTGAAATGGTGCGCTGCCTGGTGAGTGTCATATGCTGATAACCCTTATGTATTGACCAGGTAAAAGCATACCAGGACAAAGCGCTTGACGATATGCGGAAGGTTTGGCAGTATGATGTAGGGCAGTGATGGTCACAACGCCCTACAACATAAGGAGCTGAACAAATGAAACAATTTTATTGGATAACCGCCGGAGCTGCTTGGCTGCTTGGCGCGGGTTCTTTTCTGTCAATGCTTGTTTCCTTGGTGCTGAATATCCAGGGCTGGCTTGTGGAATCTTATGGCTGGATGTTGCTCGCCTTTCTCGGCGTCATCATTGCCGGAATGTTGGCAATGTTAGCCAGCAGCATTGCAGACACTATTTCACGGAGGGAAAACTATGACTGGTGAAGAGCAGCAGCACATCGAGCAGCGCAAATTCGGCATCACTGTTGCCCAGGTCGCGCAGTTAGTCGCAAACCATGACGGCCAGGCGGACGAATACGCCGCCAACACGGCCAGGCTTGCAGCTAACCGCCTGGCGCTAATTGTGGCGCGTGAGAGATTCACCGCCCAGCAGCTGGAGCAGCTCGAAGCTATCCGCATCTATTTGAACCGCATCAATCTGGCGCTGACTGAGCTGGACGGGTGCGACTATCCAACACTTGTAACGCTGGAGGGCGAACAATGAACCAGGGAACACTTGAGCAGCGCTATGACATATATTTGTCATGCGCTGACGATGGCCGCGGCCGGGACATCACGACAGGCGGCAAAACATATCTAAAGACGTTCGACCAATGGCTGGACAATCAGCCAGGCGACCCAGCGCCGATTGAAGAGCTGACGCCGGAAGGCGTCCAGCTGGTTATCCCTGGGGCAGAACGTGAAACAAAACCAACCGAAACAGAAAGGCAGGGTGCGCTATGGTAGACCCGCAGCAGATGGCTAGAGCTATTCAAACCTGGACAGATGCCGAGCTGGCAGCTGACAGCCCAGCCCAGGGGATGACCTGGGCAGACGCCATGCAGTTAATTACCGCAACTTGTGAAGGCGTTATTTTAGGGCAGAGCTTGCCCGACCATGACGCCGAGCCGATACGCGAAGCGCTCAACATCCTAGCGAAAGGGGCAGCAAAATGACTCACGTTATTAGATACCGTGAATGGCCAATGGATGGCGATGCCTGGGAAATATTCACCAGCGGAGACATCCACAAAGCACGGCGAGAGCTTGCCAGGCTAATTAAAGGCAAGCGGGAGCAAGGATGGTTTGCCGATGTGGTCAAGCTGCGGAACCAAAGCGGGAAACTCATTCAGCGCTGGTATCTGTTCAAGCCTGGGCATCCCAACCTTGCCGAGTCTTATTTTATTGAGACTGTAGGGAAACACGACCAACAATAGCCGAAACACCAGGCAGCCGAGCGCGGTCTGGTGTCATCCTGGGGCGGTTCCCAGGGTCTGACGATGGCAGCCAACCATTGAGGAGTTGAGAAGATGAAACAAAACAGCAAAATCCGCGCGGAGATGCACCAAGCCGCTGAAGACAACCACCGAGCCGGACGCGCCTGGCGTCAAGCTGGCTACCAGCTGCTACACATTATGCAGCTTTATCACCAATGGAACGCAGCCGAGCGCGAAAACAACGAACAGGAGCGCGACAGGATACGCGAGGAAGCCGATTGTTTCGCCGCTGGTGGTATAGCAGTGCAATCAGGCTGGACAGCCCCCAGCAACCCGCTAGAGGCCGAACACTGGCGCATTGATTTATCCGGGGGCGGCCCTGCTGTTCGCCTGGTCGGTAATTTTGCCCAACACGGATACGCAACGGACGCAGAATTGCAGTATCAGGATTGGGGAACGCCCTGGCTGGAGTTCCGGCTGCTGAACGACATCGAGCGCAAAGCCGTGAGCTGGTATGCAAATACATTTTATTGGCCAGGAGCTTGAGCAATGAAAAACTTTAATCAAATTAATATTGGTGACGTTTTCACGCTTGAGCGCAAACTTAAAAACAACCCACACAAGCCGACCTTGTGGCGTAAGCAAAGCAGCCGGACGGCTGCGCTGGCATCTGGTTATAAAGGCATTATTGGGCGTCCGGCTTGGTTTTATTTCAGCAAAGCCGAAACAGTTTATCCAGCAAAACGCCAGGAGCTTGAGCAATGAGCGAAGAGCTACGCGAGGCGCTGCGGTACTACGTCAAGCATCCCTGGACATTCCTGGCGGAGCTGGTCGGCCTTATGTCTATATTCGGCCTATGCTATGCGCTGCTTCTCATAGGCTACGCAATGGGGCTGGAGTAAACAAAACAGTAACCCAGCAGCCTGGCGGCTGCTGGAGCGCTCGCCTCTAGGTCTGGCGAGCGCTATTTTTTTGGCGGTCTGCCGCGTTTCTTTGGCTGCTGCTTTTCAATTATCTCATAACCAATCGAAGCATATCCAGCGACATCTCGCCAGCTGTCCAGCTTGTGCGGATTCTGCGCGAGTCTGCCCAGCTTCAATATGATGCCAAAAGCCGCAACATCATCAGCCCTAAAATCACCGCCTGGACGGTCGCCCAGGTAAGCGGCCATGATAGCAGCTGTCCGCCCCAGGTTTTCGCCTGGCTCGCCATATTCCCGATTCCGTTCTTGGCTGACCAAATTCTGAACATCCGCCAGCATTTTTACGCGCACAGGGGAAGAATCCAAACTTGTACTTTTCGCGGAGTCCAAACTTGCAGAATCCAAACTCTTAGAACGGGATTTCGTCATCAAAGAACGCTTCTTCTTTTTTGTCATCTTTTTTACCTCTCTTCTTGATTGCGGTTATCTCGCTGCCGTGGAACGTATCCTTGACTGCATTTGCGAGACTGTTCTTTTCTTCCCAGAACTTAATGAAGCGGCACACTTCATCGAGTGTGTATGTTCGCGTCACGGATTCTGGGTCTACCAATTTGGCCACGCTGCCGTCCTGGATAATTGCAAACGGTTTTCCGCCAGCGTCATCAGGTGCTATTGCGTACCAAATTCGTTCATCGGATGGCTGGTGCCCATTTTTCTCGGCGTACCGTTCCAGGGCTTTCCATCCAGTTATTAAGTTATCGGCTTTCTGAACCAGGTAATTGTGGTCATCGCCGTGACAGGCATCGTTAAAGTTTTGCCTGGCTTGCTCGAACTTAACGGAGAGGGCAGGGGGTGCTATTCGCTCCAACTTACCAATGCCCCATCGTTGTTCGAGTTTCCTTGCCACCTCATCCAAGCTATCTATCGCTGCACGGATAATCTTGTAGCGACTATCGCTCCACATTGCTGGGGGATACCATGTATCCTCATCTTTCTTTTTGGGCTTTGCCCGTGTCTTGCTGTACCTACCACTTGCCATCGTACCACCTCACCATCGTTGTACCGTTCCCCTGGCCACGCCTACTATCCGCCGTAGCGGAAGTAGTGCGTAAGGGGTACGGGGTACTACTTCCGCCCTACTTCCGCCCACTTCCGCCCTACTTCCGCTAAATATGTAGCTGATGACCATTTACTTCCGCCGTTTTAGGGTGTTCACCCCGCCTACTTCCGCCCTTTTAGGCTATTCCCCCGCCTTACTTCCGCTTGCGGAAGTAACTTGCGCTGTTGTGTTTTGACACGTTTCGCCCTGGCAGCAGTCCTCGACAATGCGCTTGCAGTATTTGCATTGCGCGTGTCCGTGGACGTATATCGGCTCCCAGGCGCACATACAGAAAGGGCAAAGCCCGTTATCTATGCGCCGTTGCAGTGTCCCATCACCTTGTTCAATCATGTCGCTGCCCCCATGCTGGTTCGTCCGGCGTTCTGATAACGCGGATTCCTTTTGTCTTGGATTTGCTGTCGTGAACTGTGTTCTCGATGAACTTCTGGTCTGCCCAGGCCATGATGTACCCACGCGCTGCGCGTTTCGGCATCCCATATTCAGTGACTAGCCAAGCCTGGAGGCTGCGCTGCGTGTTTGTAGCCATCGCAAATGGCTCATCTGTACCCCAGCGCCTGTTTATCTCCGTGAATATGGCTTGCGTCTGCTGCTTATCGAGCTTGGCTGACGCCTCCAGGATGCCGTCAACCTCCATCGTGC